CAACTGGTTCATCTGGTGGAGGTGGAGGTGGAGGTGGTGCCTCTTACGTTTATCTCGATAATACGCTGATAGCAGTTCTTGGTGGCGGCGGTGGAGGTGGCGGCGGAGCGCAGAGTGTTGATGCAAACTCTGTTAATACTCCAAATACTACAGGATTCGCTCATCAGGGAGGAGATGCACCTTTTGTTGCAGGTACAACTAGCGCAATATCTACTAGCGATGGTGGTGATGGCGCACAAGGTAATCAAGATGCTGCTGGAGCTGGTGGTGGTGGTGGCGGTGCCTCTGGTGGATTAGGAGGACCAGTAGGATCGCTCAATCAGCGTACTTTTACTTTTAGCGGTAGTTTATTTGGACCAACAATAGTAAAATATGCTGATGGTGGTCTTGGAGGAGCATCCAAATATCGTTCAGACATATTAACCCTCTCCACACAGTCAACATATACAACATCAACAAATGGATTTATTGAAATCGAATACACCCCAGCAGCAGAATCTTTCGATCCTCATAAACCAGCAGTAGAATTTTTAAACTCTTCAACTTATAATTTAACTATTGATGTCCAAGGATCTATCAACGGTTCTGATGGTATGAATCCAGTACCTGCTAATGCATCATCAAGAACTGGTTCTAAAACTATATTATCAAACCCAAATGGTGGTGATGCTATGAGTATTAATACTACTAATGGATCTATAACAGTTGATCTTGATGGAACTGCAAGAATAGCAAAAGGAAATAGATTCTCAACATCCTATCTAAATGGAGCAGCAATAACAGGAACAAATTATACCGTACAAGGGTCTGTAAATGGGACAACAATAGATGGTTCATATCAGGCATCTTGACAAGACCTCATAATCCCTGTAGACTACCTTTGTCCCGGTTGAAGATGAGAATCTGAGCTCTTACCGGGACCAGTTACCAAACCGTCACAGGGTTCATCGGTAGAGTCCCCTCCGTGCTATAATAAGTACATCAACGACGGAGACCTGATGCAGTTGCGACCCCACCAGCAAGACGCAGTGGATTCTATGCTGGCATTTGATAAGGGTCAACTGGTCATCCCTACGGGTGGCGGTAAGACTCTTTGTATGATTTACGACATCATTCAGAATCAGAAATATATTGATAACGGCAACACTATTGTTGTAGTTGCTCCTCGTATTCTTCTTGCTGAGCAGTTGTGCTCTGAGTTTCTGGAGGTTATTGATACCACCAGCACTCATGTTCTTCATGTTCATAGTGGTGAAACTCATCACTTCTCTACTACTAACCCTAGTAAGATCAACCTGTTCGTCAACACTGCACGGACTGCTGGTGAGAATGTAATCATCTTCACCACCTATCATTCTCTGCATCGTCTGCAACAGGCAGATGTTGAGGTCAATACCATTTACTTTGATGAAGCACACAACTCTGTTCAGCGTAACTTCTTCCCTGCTACGGAGCACTTCTCTGCTGTTGCTGACCGCTGCTATTTCTTCACTGCTACTCCTAAGCACTCTGTTACTATTTCCAAGCCTGGGATGAATGACCCTGAGGTTTATGGTCAGGTTATCTGTAATGTTCCTGCTCCTAAGTTGGTTGAGCAAGGTTACATCCTGCCCCCTAAGGTTGTTGTGAAGCAACTGGATATGGTTCAGGACAAGCAGATGATTGCTGATCGTGACTCTCAGAACCTGCTGGATACCATTGATGAGAATTCCTTGGATAAGATTCTCATCTGTGCTCGTTCTACCAAGCAGATTGTTAAACTGCTGAGTGAGTCTGACTTCCGCAAAGAGTTGTCTGAGCGTGGTTATTCTTGCATGTATATCACTGCTAAGACTGGTGGTGTTATCGACGGGCAGAAGGTCAACCGTGAGGTATTCTTTGAGACTCTGAACTCCTGGGGTAAGGATCCCTCTAAGAAGTTCGTGGTGCTTCATCACAGCATCCTGAGCGAGGGTATCAATGTGAGTGGACTTGAGGCAGTGTTGTTTATGCGTAACATGGACTACATCGGAATCTCTCAGTCCATTGGGCGTGTGATTCGTCTGGGAGGGTCTCAGAAGACCTTTGGACTCGTCTGTGTGCCTGTCTATGATAAAGTGGGCATCAGCACCGCCAAGAGCGTTCAGGCGGTCGTAGACACCGTTTTCCAGCAGGGTCTGCCTGCTGTGTCGGTTGTGCGTCGTTGACTTTTATGATATAATGTTCGGGTAATCTAAGATTATTATCAAAATGAATCCTCCAAAATACACCACACCCTCCATGCGAACCGCCATTTATAACTCAGGTGGAGAGCATCTTAGCAAATCTATTGAATACAGTGCAGTTTGTCAAGGAACTACTGGACGAAAATATGATAAAAATCAACGTGTCATTGTTGCAGATAAACGTAAAGATGGTAACTATGACCTTGGATTTGGTGTAGCAACAGGAGAACAAATACAAACTGATCCTACTGAAATTTGGGAAGATTGGCAAGATCACCCTAATTCTGTGATTAATCTTGTGTCTTTTTTTGCAAAAATAGAAAATGTTCCAGCACACATGGTCAATCCCTCACAAACTGATATTCCCAATAGTCGTCGGGAGTCATTGTGGAATCTCTCTACCAATCAATAAACTGGCACACTCTGCCCCCCACACCACCCCCATTCTGCTATAATTACTAGGTAATCAAAAAAACCACCATGTCTCATCGTTGGGGTGCCTACATTACAACCGTTGATAATCGGTTGGAATATGTTGAGTTTGATACTCCTGGTATCAGCCGTGATGCAGCAATTGCACAGGTAAAGTCCATGTACGGTGCCAAGTCTGTAAGTAATTGCAATCCAGTTAGTATTAGTTCTAGTTCTAACTCCAACTCCAATTCCTCCAGCAGTTCTTCTGGTTCTGGTGAAGGAATGTTTGGTCTTGCTCTCATTATCGGAGCAATCTGGGCACTGATGACTTTTCTTCCCTGGGTTTTGATGGGACTTGGTGGTTGGTTTGGTGCCTGGGCTGGTAATAAAACTGGTAAGGTAAGTCTGGCAATCATTCTCTCTCTTCTTGCTGGTGGATTTGGTTACTATCAGGGTGATAAATTGCAGCAAGAATGGAATTCTGATACTACCACTGTGGAGCAAATCCAACAATGAGTTTTCAGAAACCCTTTATTGACCGTCCTGGTGTCTTAGATGATACTGCCGGAGATCCGCAAGGTTATGTAACAAATGATGGCATGTGGGCAGCAGTGCCTATAATAGGTTGCAAAGCATTTGCCATCATTAACAATGGTTCCTTTGTCCATGAGTCACGGAACTATTCTTCGGCAAAGAACTACATTCTTAAGGAAATCAAAAAATCCAAAAAGAAGTAGTGTAAATAATACAAACAGGGAACAATTCATGACAGAAAAACACGAAAAGCGTAGAGATGCACTAGGTTTGTTTTATGAGAGCGTCTTAAAACCAGACCCTGAATTGCGGAACTGTGCTCACAACCAAAAGTGTTTTAATGAGTTGATGGAATGGAGAGACGAAATCATCCGTTATTTGGATGAAAGGAGAAACCAGGAGTTCCACTGATGGACTCCCATTACATATTATTCACACTGTTTGCAGTGGCAATGTACTTCATCGTAACTGATGAGAGCGTTGCCGCTGCATTTTATTATGTCACAAGGTTAGCAAAAGCATATATTCAGAGACAATTGTGGTGGTTTACACATAATCCCCGTAATCCTGTGGTAAAATATATGATACATCGTCGTTCTATGAAACTCGCACAAGAGTTACAGAAATATTTTGATGAAAAGGATAAATAATAGTGCTTATTCCTTGTAACAATGATTAACTTCTCCACCTTCACAGAAAATGCTGAGAGAGCACAGCAACTCCGTGATAAACAGAGAGACGCCGTTGATAAGTTTAAGGCATCTTTACAAAAAGGAAAAGAAGAATACGAAAGAAGAAATGCGGTAGATGCTCAAAATAATCGTAGGAAGAGAGTAAGAGCAAAGCTAGATGCTGCTGGTGTAAGTGATGATGAAGGGGACTTTGATGATATTGACTAAATATTAATGCTTTTGTTTGTGGTTATTCAGAAGCAAAGAGTGGGAGCAGAAATGCTCCTTTTCTTGTATAAATAGTATTACCACAAACAAAAAGCAGATGGAAGAACAATGGTTGATAGACCTTCGCAACTTTGTATGCGATGACCCAGATCCTAGTGAAATAATAACCGATTTCAGTCAATGGTATAAAGAAGTCGGTATAGACCCTCCCTGTAAAGGTAAGTTTTGGATTACAAATGGGACTGAGGCAAGAATAATCGCAGAAGAAATCCCCGATGGTTGGTGGAAAGGAAGAATAAAGATGAGTGATGAAACAAGAGCAAGAATGTCTGCTAGTCATACTGGAAAACCTAAACCTCATGTAGCAAATAGTAACCGAAAAAGGGAGGTTACGGAGGAAACTAGGGTAAAGATGAAAAGAAACCATAAGGGGACTAAGGGAATGAAGTTTAAGTCCCCAGCAACTGCTCTATCAAATATGGGTCGTAAGTGGTATAATAATGGTAAAGTTAATAAGTTTTGTTATGAGTGCCCGCCAGGATTTGAGGCAGGTATGCTACAAAAATAAATAACTAAAACGGAGTGAAACATTTATGTTAAGCACTGCTTACAGGTTGAGATTACAGTCAATCTGTGATAAAATAGCAACAGGTGAGACCGTAGAGCTTTCGGAGATGGTCTGGGCGCAAAAATTATCCAAAGCAAATACTTCCGCCAGAGAAATGTTAAAGAAGGCACGCTTTCGCGCTGCTAACCCTGATATGGTGGAGGGTAGTATGGACGACTTCCTAAACAATCTAGGACTTGGAAATCCTGATCCCAGTGATTATAAGACTGGTTTTGGTAGTGCTGATGAGATTGTAGATTGGTTTAATGAAGATAGACCTGAGGATTGGAGGCAACGTGACTGAAACAGCAGTAATTTATTCTAACGGAAGCCAAGAATGTGAGCGTATTGGTATGCTACTCAAAGCATTGGGTGGAGAATACCATGAGTATATTCTTGGTAAAGACTTTGATCAGAAAGCATTTCGTGCAGAGTTTGGACCAGAAGCAACCTACCCACAAGTTGCCTACGGATCAAAGCACATTGGTAGTATGAAGGAGACACTACACTTTTTGTGTACTGAAGGAATTATCTGATGAAATACGAAGAGTTTATTCACAAGGGCACTGACTTCTATATGGATATGGTGCGTCTTGTTGATATTAAACTCAAATATCGTATGGATTTCACTGATGAAGAAAAGGAAGTGAAAGATCATATCATGGAGTTTCAGAAACAAATCAAGATAAACGAATTGAGAGACCGTTTTGAGAAATGTTGGGAAGTCGATGAATGAAACAAGCACTAATCTTAACACTCTGTTTTTTACCACTGGCAGTTATCTGGTTGGTAATGAAACTGGCATTGTGGTTTGCTGCTATAAGTGAGGAAAGGAAACATGTCAGAGAAGAATCCAGAAAACCACACACATATATGGCAAACGTATATGCAGACGTTGACGAAGAGGACGAGGAATATGGAAGTAAAACAGATTATAGATGATGCTCTCTGGGAGTATTATTCTGAGAAAGGACTTCCTGTGCCTAAATGGAGAATGGAGAAAGACCCCCAGTGGTGGACTGATTATCTGAAAGAGCTTGACAATGAAGTTTAGAGGCACTATAATACCAAGCATATACAGCATCGTTATGGACTACAAACCCTACTCCCCAGAGTGGCACCGAAGACGCTACCTGAAGGAAGCACTGGATAAGTATTTTGATGATTATGTGGATACTGATACTATCCGTGAAGACTTGCTGAGCATTCTATCTGAGCGGTCTGATAAAGCATATGCTGAGTTTATGCGTATCAACGAACTTGAGCGAGCATTACAGTGAGAGACAAGATAGTCTTTGTCCTTCCATTCTTCCAAGTTATCATTGCCCTGGTAACTCTTTCCAAGATACCAGAACCTCCACCACAATACTTTTGTGAGCAAGGTAGGGACACTTATGGTAACGCATACCCAATCATTATTTGCAACCCACAATGACTTACGAAGCAACTGTTGAATTCAAATTTGATGCTACGTTCACTCCCAAATATGGTACATCATCCTGGACTGATGATGACTTTATCCCTGAAGAGCATTACCTGATCACTGCTCCTGCTGCTGATCTTAATGCCAAACAGTATTTCAAACTGTTTGAGAAGTTCATGCTCTGTGTAGGTATGGACCCTAAATCTATTCGCAGTGGTGCTATGTCATTGGTATTCAATGATTGTGTCAGTGAAGACGAACAACGTAAACTCTGTGACGAGTATGATCTAACGATGAATGAGGACCTGGATAAAAAATACCAGGAGTGGAAAGATCGTGATGCTCAATGGGCTAAGATGAATGCCCATTATAAAAACAACTTTGAAGATAGTGCAAACGGAGTAACATGACTGAAGACATTCAACAACCAAATGGAGATTTTCTAAAGAACTATCCCGATGTCACCCGTGTAGAAGTGATTACTAGCGAAGGAAGAGAGTTTGTGAGATACGAATGCTCTAATGTTCAAGTATCACTTCAGGATGACGGACAAACACTCAAAGTATTTCTCTTTACGACTTATGACTGACGAACAAATTAAAATGCTCCGTCGTCTCATTAAAGATGAGATTGAATGTGCCCAGATTGATGGATTTGAGCACGGACAATGGGGATGGGCAGAAAAACAACTTGATGAAGGATGGAAAGCATTTCAGGAGAGTTTCAATGACTGAACGAAACTTTACCAAAGAACTTCTATACACATATTATAATGATATGGAAGGTGGAGATGACATTGAATCCATTGACTATCGTTCTTTGATTCACATTATCACAGAATTATGTGATAGAATAGAGCAATTAGAGAAAGACAACGAACTTCTTAAATCTTATGCATGGGAACAATGACTGAAGAAGATAAGTATGCTCTTAAAGAGTTGCTCCGTGGTGTTGGTGTATTTCTTGGTGCCTCTGCTGTCTTCATCATTATTATGCTTGTACTAGCAAAAATTGCTTCAGGTGATAAACCAATCAACTCTGCATCATTTGAAGTGGTTGACACCTACAAAGGATGTGATATAGTAAGATACGCACCACACCAAGTCGCAGAGTACAAGTATTTCCTTTATTGTGAGAATAACAAATGAGTATCCCCCATTTCAAAAGCAACCACGACTGGGAAGCATTTACCAGTATCTTTGATGCTCAATGGCATTGTAAGCGAGCACTGCTGAATCGTGTCAAGGATGATATGTTCCCTGGTTACAACTGGGATCAACTTCAACCACAAACAATGGAAGTTATCAACGACATCGTAACAAATCTCCTGTATGATGTAGATCGTAAGTTCAAAGAGACACATCAGGATTATAAGACTGCGGATGATGAAATGTTCATCCCCTATCGTTCTTTCAAGGAGAATGTAACAGAAGCACTCGAAGCTGCTATTGATAATTATCATATTAAAAAAGAATGTCCTCCATGTGATACACTTGCTTGTGCTGACCACCTGACAGATGAATAAGGATGTGTAAATACATTATCCCTTGCTAAAAACTAATGGACCCATCCAGCATAGAACTAGAAAGCACTGCAAAGATGTTTGAGTATGAAAAGTTGTCAAGGGAAATTGATGACTGCAACGACATTGATGTGCTTAAAAATATGCTGCGATGCTACATTAAACTGCACATGAAGCACCAAGA